AATCCTGAGTCATTACAGACTGAGTACAAACCAATACTCGGTTTATCCACGGACAGATACGTAAAATAAATACTTGTAATTTAATACAAACCCCTTATATATAACGCATAGGTGCCTTTAAGGGCCTATTTTATTAACTGTCTAAACAAGGAGGTTAAAATGACACTCAATAAATTACCATCAATCTTTAATCAATTAAGACCTGTATCAGTAGGTTTCGACAATATCTTTGATCACTTCGAAAGAATGTTCGACGATAATGACGAATTCTTTCGTACACCGACGGCTACTTTTCCGTTTTACAACATTGTAAAAACTGGAAGTACAACTTACAACATAGAAGTTGCTTTAGCTGGGTTCGGTAAGAAGGATATCAAAGTCGACTACGCGGACAACTTATTGACGATTAAATCTGTTAAAGAAGTAAAAGATAGCAATGAATCTAATGGAATAATCCATAAAGGCATTTCTAAAAGATATTTCTCTAAAGCTTTTACCATCGCTGATGACATAGAAATCAAAGGCGCTGAGTTGAAAGACGGATTACTGAAAGTTTCTTTAAACAAGATTCTTCCAGAAGGCAAACAACCTAAATCAATAGAAGTTAAATAATCCTTAACCTAATAATAAAAGCAGGGCGTTCTGCGTCCTGCTTGGAAATAATATGATGAAAATATTTAAATTTTTTGAAAAATGGGGTTATGTCCGCGCGATCAATCGATTGGAACGACAAGGGCTCCGAAAATACGCTGATATTCTTAGAAACTAAAATTCTGCGCGCCTCGCGTGTATATCCTACATTTTGAGGGATTAAATCCAGTCTTTTAACTCTTCACCCATAACCTGGGTGGCGATGTTAATTTTCTTGCGGAGAGCTTTAACGATTCTTTCGTCAACGGTATCTTCCGCGAGAATGTCTATATAGGTCATAGGAAATTTTTGACCGATACGATCGATTCGTGCTTCAGATTGAGTTCTTTTTTCTAAGTCATAACCATTAGAATAATAAATCATGGTGGATGCAGCCGTGAGGGTAATACCATATCCTCCTGTTTGTGGAGTTCCGACTAAAAAACGAGTTTCGTCTTTAGTTTGAAATCGTTCTATATTAGATTGACGTTCTTCATTAGGTGTTAAACCATAATAAGTAACAACAGACTTTTCGCCGTACTTTTCTTTAAGCGCTTTTGTGATTTGTTTCACATCAAACTGATAATGGGCCCAAATCACAGCTTTTCCTTCAAGTTCGTCTAAAACTTCCAATAACTGAGACAATCTATTATTTTTTATAGGTTGAATCGACTTGTCATCTGCTGTAAAATGCCCGCACGTTATTTGATGCAAACGCATTAATTGTACTAATGCGCTAGCCGTCGTTATAACTTTTCCATTCATTTCAGCTAATGCCATTTGTTTCATTTGCCCATAAACTTTTTGTTGTTCAGGGGTTAACGTAATCACTCTTTTCATGTATGTTTTAGGTGGAAGATCTAGGCACTCATCTTTGAGAACGCGATAGGAGAACGGCTTAAGTTTTTCCGACAGTTCTACAAGGTTTTTATAACCTACAACGAGCTGCACAGATCTTCCGTTAAAATTAGCAGTACGCATATTTGCGTATCGAGATCGAAACGAATAATAAGAAGAATGAGTCAAGAGATAAGGATCTAGGAACTCACATTGTTTATAAAGATCTAATGGGGATTTAGTCACTGGGGATCCGGTTAAAATTCTACGATACTTGGCATTGTTTGCCAAAGTAATAATATTTTTAGTTCTTTTGGCTTCGGGATTTTTAATTGTGGTACTTTCATCTACGACCATAAAAGTTTCATGACAGCTCAAAAATTTTTGAGCAAAAGCAGAACCTTTAGTTGTACTAAAAGCTTCTACATTCATAATTAAAACATGAAGATCTACACCTGTTTCGAACAGGGTGTCCAGTCTTTTCTTTTGTTTTTGATTAATAGTGGCTTGCCATAAAACCATCTTATAACGAACGTGAGAAGGCATATGCGTAGGAAATTCCTGGGCATACCACGTTTTATACACACCCTTAGGGGCTATAATAAGGACTCCGTTAATTTTGCCCTTGTCATAAAGCATAGCAATGTTGTCAATAGCTACCTTGGTTTTGCCGGTACCCATTTCCATAAACAAGGCATAAACTTTTTTCTGCCATGATTTTTCCAAGGCAGTTAACTGATGCCCATAAGGCTTCGTCTTAAATTTATAATTCATAATATTCTTTCTTGACAATACTAATATATTATCTTATACATGGTGTCAATAGAAAGCTATGGCTAATTTAGATCACACAGAACCTACAAAAGAACTCAATAAAATAGTCTATGTAATTCAAGAAATTCCAGGCACCAAAGAAGGGCGCCCTAAAATAAATATTATGGGAGCTCAAAAATTTGGAAATATAAAGGTCTTATTAAAAGAAGATTCCCAAATGATTTTTAGTCCGGGACCAATTATTTTTGAATTAAGAAGATTATTAAAAGAGTATCGTTCAACCGATTATCTTTTACTAACAGGAGACCCTGCTATTATCGGAGTTGCGTGTTCTGTCGTATCTGATATAACCCATGGTAAATACAATTTATTAAAATGGGACCGACAAGAAAGAATGTATTATCCCATTGCAATTAACTTATACGAGAAAGGACAAGTAGATGAATAAATTAAATGAAATGATGGAACAAGATCAATCGCTTGCCATCAACGAAATAGACAACATAAAGAATCTTTCTGATGAAGTATTAAAACTTCAACAGTTAGACAGAAATATAAAAGCAAAAGAACAAGATCTAAAAAGTTTAAAAGAAACCGCTGAAAAAATTTCAGGAGAAGTCATTCCGACAATTATGAATGAAATGTCTTTGTCTTCTTTAAAACTAGCAGATGGTTCTTCTATAGAAATTAAAAAAATTTATGGCGCTTCAATACCAATAGCAAAAAGAGAAGCGGCATTTAACTGGCTTCGAGAAAACGACCTAGGTGACATCATTAAAAATGAAGTTACTGTTTCCTTTGGTCGTGGCGAAGATAACAAGGCGGCAGAATATGCCTCCCTTGCACAAGGTCAAGGCTACGAACCTGCACAAAAACTAAAAGTAGAACCTATGACTTTAAAAGCATTACTCAGAGAGCGAACTGAAGCAGGTCAAGAAATGCCTTCTGAGTTGTTCAACACGTTTGTAGGAAACCAAACAAAAATAAGGAGTAAATAAACATGAGTCAAGAAACAAGCGACTTAACTGTTAAGAAACAAGCAGGAGTACCATCCACTTCATTATTTGAAGCGGATGCGAAGTTAGGCTTAGAGAATATGGACCAAGATGATTTGGCCCTACCATTCCTAAAACTACTTCAAAACAGTTCTGACGAAACGAAGAAAAAACATGCTTCGTATGTCGAAGGAGCTGAACCAGGAATGTTCTATAATACAGTGACTAAAAAACTGTACGATGGAGCTAAAGGCATAGAAGTAATTCCGTGCTTTTATAAACTCACTTTTCCTGAGTGGGCACCATTTGAAAGACGAGAAGGTCGTCCTGTATCACCCGATAGAGGAGCCGATGTTCTTTCTCAAACTAAAAAAGATGCATCTGGAAAAGATGTTCTTACAAATGGAAACATCATTATTAAAACAGCTAATCATTTCGTTATTATCCTTACGGATAGTATGGTTGATAAAGCGTTAGTAGCGATGAAGTCTACTCAACTAAAAGTAAGTCGAGGATGGAATTCAATGATGAAAAGCATCACTGAAAAAGGTCAAAATAGTACCTTTAATCCGCCATCTTTTAGTCACATCTATCAATTACGTTCAATAGAAGTAACAGGTAATTTTACCTGGTACGGTTACAACGTAAAACTTTTAAGAAAAGTAGATAATGTAGATCTATATCAACAAGCTAAAGCTTTTCACGCTTCAATAAAAAGTGCACAAGCTAAAGCTGCTGAGAAAGAAGATACAAACTTCTAATTTTCACCAAAGGTGAATACAGGGGCGGTGGAAGCGAGAGTGGAAGCCGCCCCGCTTAAAAGGGATGTATGATAGATGAATATATAAAACTGTTTTCTGGACTCAAAGAAAACTTTGGCAAAGCCGACATGTCCAAAGCTGAGTTTGATAAAGAAAGAAATAAGATCAAACCTCACTACGTGTGGGCTCAAACAGCAATCACTCCTTTTCATTACAAACAACATTTAGACGGAACAATATCAATAGGGATTCAACCCTGTACCAAAGAGGGTAAAGCCTCTTTTGGATGTATTGATATAGATCCTAAAAATTACAAAGAATTTAACATACCTATTTTACTCTCTTATATAGAGAAATATAAACTTCCCCTGGTCGCATGCCGATCAAAAAGTGGAGGATTACATATTTATTTATTTCTCAAAGAAGCCCTTGATGCTCAAATTATGCGAGATTCACTAGCTTCTATACTTTTACCTCTCGAATTAAAAAGAACCACTGAAATTTATCCTAAACAAGTTGAACTAGAACCGGATGAACATGGGAACTTGGCAGGAAATTTTATTAATCTTCCTTATCAAAAAGAAAAAGAAACAACTCGTTATGCTCTGGACAAAAATAATAAGCCTTTATCTCTAGAACAATTCATTAAAATAGCCAAAGAATCTCAATTAGATTCTGAAGAATTAGAAAAGCTAATCACACGATGTGAAGAAGAAGTTTTAAAAGGAGGAGATCCTGAATTTGAAGATGGTCCCCCATGTTTACAACGACTTTCAAAAGTAAAACTGAGAGATGGCAGAGATCGTTTTATGTATAACTATATGGTGTTTGCCAAGAAAAAATATGGAAAAGAATTATGGAAGGACAAAGTTAACGAAGCTAATAAATATTTTACAGAACCTTGGCCTCTTAAAAAAATTTTAGACAAAACTA